GTTCTCTTTGCAAACCAAGTTAGTAACTGCGTCATACTCGCCCATGAGACGACTTACCCAGTCCTTGGAGTGCTTAACGAAAGTCTTGCGTATCAGATGTATACGATAAGTACCGAGTAACCAGATGACCCCCACGTTTGGCTTGGGAGACGCAGCTACCCCGAAGCTTCCGACCATGCGATAATCCTTTGTCCATATCGTCCAAGCCTCCGCAGACGTCTTGTACGACTCTTCTATCGCCAGTCTGGGGTGGTGTCCAAGTCCGATGCATTCGAGCATGTCAGCCATACGTACGTCCTCGTATAACAAAGGAGCTTCCAACTCGCCATTGGCTTGTTCGATGGTACAGTCGTGGTAGGCGTACGGTTTGGCGTACGCTTTGTCAGCTGTATCTGCGTGAACGGGCATGAATGAAGTTCTCGAACTCGGCAGACAGTACCTTCATGGGCAAGGCTGAACTGGATTTGATCTTGATAGTGGCGTCGTCGTGCTTGCAATGAATAGGAAAGCGAAACGAACCGTCGTCCAGTACGAGCGACCCGATGACCGAGTCAGCACCAAGCACGGACGGATTAAATGCATATGAATAAGTGTCCCGATATTGCGGGGTTACTTCGACGGTAAAGTGTCCAGTGTCGCTGTACTCGACCGATCCATTACGTAGTATCTGCTTGGTAAAGTTACTGGAAGAGCGTCCCCCACGTTCCGTAGGTTGCTTGAGAGCTTGCGTGGAGAACTCGTATTCCATGTCGTACTCCAAACCAACGAAGAAAGTAGCGCTTGAAAGATCACCGTTGACCGTAAATTCGGTAGCGGAAGTACGAGTAAGTTCGTAACGCGCTCCTCCGTCCGTATATACCACGCTGTTCACTGGGTCGTAAGGCATTGAAGTAACGGTAGTTAGCTTGGAAGTTGCTGAATAAGACTTACCTAAAGCGGAACTAGCTACGCGCCTATCCAACAGTATCTTGTAAGACTTACCCGTGTCCGTTTGTCGGGGTGACAGGTCGAGCGTTTCCAAGCATTGGTTGGTACCGTCGTGTGTAAATAGATAAAGCGTGGATTCGATTACGCCTATACCTACGATTGAGTTCGCAAAGGTAAACTTTGACCACGAAGATTGAATCTTGTCATTGCCTTGCCAGAAGTAACGGTAGACGTAAACGTCGTTGGTAGCCGTAGACCTGCCTATAAGCGTGTTTTCATTAGCGCTTCCTACGAAGTCGTAGACTTGAGAAGGTACGTAAGCAGGAACTTGTGCGGTGAGATCGCTCGCTGAATAAACCTCGGAAGAGGAATCAACTGCATATTCATACACTCCTGTATAACTACCACGTGGGTATGTGAAATATATAAAGTTACCAACCGTAACAGGCGCTCCTACTTCTTTCTTTTCGTACTCCGTAACTGGTGCAATGTTCACGGTCTTTGGAGTGAGTAAGTCATTACCCTGCAAGATGAACTGCGTTTGTTCACTGAACAGTACGAGCTTCTCTTGGAACGCAACTGCGTGCTTGAGCTTGGTGACCTTCGTGTGAGCGATCCCGACGTCGATTGGCGCGCTGTCCAACAGAGTCAAGACGGTCGTTCTGAAAAAGTTAAAATATTGATCGGCTTCGCTAAAGATTACGGAGGTGTCCGTTAACAAGCCTAAACGGTTCTTGTAGAAGAACATGTCGTTTATTTCCTTACCGACAAACGACGGGTTGGCGTTGGTGTCAGCGTCCCCTGCAAGTCTGTTAACCCACGAGTTGGTGTCAGCTGTTTCACCCGCACACTCGATCTTATAAGCCGTTATATTACTGCTTCCTACCGTTCCAGACCAAGACGAAGGGACTATAATGATAGGCATGGTCGTCTTGTTCAGCGTGGTAGTGACCCCGTACCCGATGTCTTCTTCCCACGCCCCTTCCCCGAAGGTAGCGCTGTCCTTAGTCACGAACTTGACGTAGTAATCGTCTTGGGAAAGCTCAAGATCACCACGTATTTTTACTCGGTGACTGTTAAAGCATTTGGCTGGTAGATCGGTGATGTAATTGACTTCCTTGTAAACGAGTCCAAGTCCAGTGTTTGAAAGTGAGTCGGAAACGGTAATGGGTAAGTCGCTTGACATGACGATCTTAATGACCGAGCCGTTAGCAGTTGCCGAAGAAACGCCAGCCAAGCCCGATATACCCGACGCCAAAGACGTGGCTATTCCTTCGGAACTATGAGCTGTAGCCGTGTGCGTGGTCGGGTTGCCGTTTACCGTGCAAGTGTAAGTCGAAGTGTTGTGTTGAAGTCGTAGCGTCCATCGCGATCGTCTTTTGATTACTAGCGACGAACGTATAGTCAGCAACTGAAAGTACGCTTAACTGCGAATTAGGCGCTGTAGCGGTATCAAGATACGCTTGGGCGTCGGTGCTAATGGTAACAGGCACGTCGTCTCCGTTTGTCAAGTTCTTGGCTACTAACAGTCCGTTAGAAATGTTATGCGTAAATAAGAAAGCGTGTTGGTTGTCTGCGTCCCTGTTGAAAATGTGAGTCTTGGAAGCCAACGCGTTTGTACCTACGACTTTGACGTGATCGGTATTCGGGCGCTTGGTCAACCCGTCCACAACGGAGCTTAAAGCGTTGGTCTGAGACTCCGCTTGTCCTGCATGTCTAAGATTGTCAGGCTGTTGCGAGACCCCTTGAACGAGGTTCGGTACGCTCGTGGTGATTAATGGCATTTGTTTCTATTGATCATCGATCGATCACGCGCAGTACGTCGGCGTTGTCGAATATGGTGCGATCCGCGTTTTCCGAGTCGCTGTCAATCGCAGTGGCTTTGGAATGAATCTCGTCACGTAACGTAAAGGATTCGATCTCAGGCGATCCCAAGAAGCGATTAGCGAATTTCCTCGCTGCCTTGATTACGATGTACGTACGGAATTGCTGGGGTAACTCGGTAAATTCGAGTTCAAAAGTGATAGTGACGTCCAAGTCTTTAGTGAAGACGTCGGTATGGTTCTTCCTGTCATACAACGTAGTACCCCGCTGAACGATGTCCAAGTCGGTGTACTTGTCGATTGGTACGTCTATTTTCAACGTGTTGTTCGGAAGTGTGAATTTGTTGTTCAAAGCCGTGACTGCGGATACGGGAAGACTGCTTCCACTGATCGTGTTTACGGGAGATTCTCCGATAACTCCGAGCATCGTGTTAACCGCTTCTAGCTTTGATGTAAGTGCCATAATGATAATTAGTTAAGTATTAAAAACTGGTCGCGAGGAGGAGCCGAGGACAAAACGAAAATAAAACCCCGACTCCTCCAACACAACCAAAAGCCTACTTCTGCAACTCAATAGCGCATTCGGGACGGAGAACTCCGTGACCCATAGCGTACTTTGCGCTCCATCTGATACTCGGACTCGGTAGCGAGATCGAGCAACTTGACGGTACCAACGGCGCTTGGGTGAGCAACAATACCAATCGAGTTGGTGAAATTACCATTGTACCCAGCTCCGCTACCACCGAACACGTCGTTGGATGCAGCTCCGTCACCAGTGGCAACGGCGGACAGATCGGTCGACGGGATGTGCGTTGACTTGAATATGTTAATACCCGCAACTTGAGCGATGGAACCAGAAGCAAGGGAGCCTGAGCCTCCTACGTCCTTGTTCGAAGCAGAAGTCGAGATAACGAGGGAACCGCTACCGCCCGTGATGAGCTTGTAGTATTCCTGTGGACGAAGAACGCAGAAGCGATCATCGGCTGGTACGTCGTTCTCATCGAGCGCTTGAGCAGCGGTGAAGAGAGCAGCGACGAGTTCAGCACCTGTAGGATCGGTGTTGTCTGCGTCGTCGGAACCATCAGACACGTTACCCATAAGGTTAGCGGAAACGTCAAGAACGCCTCCATCCTTACCACCAGTAATGGTAGCTGCGGAACGAGCTGCTGCGATGAATACCTTAGCAATCGCTGTGTCAAAGCGGGTGGCAAGAGCCTTACCCAACTCGGATGCATAGACGCTACGGATGTCGTAGTGATTCTTAACGTCGTCGATAGAACTCAAGAACGTAGAAGCGAGAAGGACGTCATCAATAGTGATAACAACTTCGTTCTTCTTGATGTCGCTCAAGTAGCTATTGCCACTGTCTGCGATGTTCTGCCCTGGAGTGTAGTAAGCAGCGGAAGCAACGCCCGTAACTGGGAACTGCGCGCTCTTACCGTTATCGATAGTGCGGATCGTGTGAAGACCTTTGAAAACGTTGTTTTCTTCGAAGGTCGTTAGAATTTCGCCAGCAAATTTCTTCAGGAAAAGAGCGTCTACTGCTCCTGCTGAATTAACCTGACCAGCGCGTGAGGGAGTGGTGTCTCCATTAGCCATGATTTATTGTCTCCTTAATTTGAGAATTAATGTTTAGTGATCTAGGTGACGTCAACGCGTCGAGTTCGTTCGTAGTTATCCCGCGCACGGGGCAACGACTAATATCGTCGGTGATGTCGAAAGTGTTGTTAGCGTCTACCGCCTGGAGTGAAGTAGAAACCTACTATTAGCGGATAGATGCAAGTTACGGCGAAGAGGGAAATATGTCCGCTTGTAATTGCCATATGGGTTTGTGCGACTTGAAAATCGATGAGTCCCCATAGGAACGAGTTTCTGCCCTCTCCGTCAAGATTCGTTGTTGTGAGGATTGGTACGCTTGGATAGACGGTGGTAAGGAGGGTGATTGCCGAGAGTGTACACATGCCGATAACAGCAAGCATCCGCCTAGTGCCACGTACAAAGGCGCCCCCATCACCGCCGTTAAGCGTTTCTTGAAATTTAAGTGCATAGTCATTGTTTCGCGCCTCGCGCATCATTTCCAGTTCGTACTTCTGTTGACGGGAATCGACCATTGCGCCGAATACTCCCTTTAAGATTGATCCCATCGCTGCGGAACCTCCGCCCGTCAGGAACAACGTCAACAGTTCAAACATGGTTAGAAGGTGGATACAGCCAAGCGACGCTCAACCTCGGCGTGGTACGCCTTGTCGTTGGCTTTGTACAATGGGTCTTGCATTGCCCTGCTGACTTCTTGCATGGATTGATACGGCATGGTGGAAGTACCAGTCGTGTTACCCGTGACGAGCTTTGGTTGATTACCACCCGTCTCTGCTTTGTAACGTGCGTACATCCCGCTCACCACGAGCTTGGCTTGTTCGACGGTTCCATTGTTTACCGTTTCGTTAAAAGTGTTCATCTCCTCGTCTGAAAGTTGTTTACCAGCCCATTCGGACATGGCGTCGTAGTCACCGTTGGCAGCCGACTTGATCTGTGTAGCTTCGTTCTCTTGTAGAGCAGCTTGTCCACGTGCAAAGTTATCTACGAGTTCCCTGCTTAACCCAGCCTTTGCAAGAGCTTCGTAAGTCTCGTCTTTAAGTGTACCGTCATTTTCAAAGAACTCTTTAGAAGCGTCTTCAATAAGCGATTGATTAGCAGTAAGATCACCAGCAGTCTCCTCATTATCAGCCGTATCTTCGTTTGTTTCTTCTTGTACATCTTCTTCGTTCTTTGGTTGTTCGCCGTCCGTATTGTCTTGTCCCAGCTTTGATTCAAGCTCGCCATAGGCTTTCGCCATGTCTTCCGCATTCTTGAACTTTTCGGGTAACCATTCGGG